TGACCATATTTGAAAATCACATACACCACTAGGTTCTTTACATTCTAAATTTGGAAGTAATTTGTTAATATGATTTTTAAAATTAGTAACCAATTTTTCGTCATTATATCCAAAACTACATATACCATTTTCATTTATAAAACGTACAGGTTTTGTAAAAACAGTATCTGCATCAAGAATAAGAACATGATCTAGAGTATCAATGACTGATATAGAATATATCTTCAACAATTGTTGAAGATACCAGTGTACCAAATCATGTTTTTCCGGAAAATGTAACATATCGAGTACGTCTGTTCTACTAAAGGGAAATTTATCTTCACATATAAAAACTACCTGTTCATCATCACAATTAAACGCGTGTGGAGTTATTACATATATCCTATGTATAGTATCAATTACATACTTTTTTGAATATGTTACACACATTTGCAACATTTCATAATCTTTAGGGTGACATGGAATAACTATATCTATCATTACCTAACATATCATAATTACTTTAGTTAATATCCTTTAGAGCCATCACGATAAAAATACAGATTGTTTCATGATATAATCAACATTCCATATATCCAGTCGTATACCAAACCGTTCATAATATTTATCTTCAATTACATTCTTCAAAACCATAAACTTTTTAAATTCATCCAAAAGTTGTGTATACTTCAACCCGGAAGGTTTATATGTTTGTGTATACTCAATCCAATTCTTTTCAAATACGTTTTCCGAATGTTTCAATAAACTTGTTTTCGGTTCGAGAATTGACGTTTGATGACAAATAGGTGTTACTGCAAGTTGAATACCTTTATAACACATCATAGCACCAATCACAATATCTATATTTTGACCAAGATCTATATTATCACATACAAATTCAGAAAATTCTTTTGATATCAAAAAACATTCCATTCCACCAACATTCCCAGTAAATGTATAACCATTATCATGAGATAGATGATAATTTACACCCATAGAAATTATATTTATAGGCTTGAGATTTAATTTATCTATACGCTCTTTCCAGTTAATTGGGAAAACTACATCGTCGTTTGCAACGATAAAATAATCAGAATTACATGCATTAAGAATATAAATATGATTCATATAACCTGATAAACTTTCAAGTGTAACATTTGGTGCTCGTGTAATTTTCAACCATTTTATAAATGGATCATCTTTGCTATATTTGAAGCTCCAGTGAATCAAATCAGTGTTAAAATGAACATCATTTAAATGCTTCTCTAATGTAGTTCGTCTATATGAATCACAGTTAATTATAAACATATCATACATTTTTTAAAAAGGTATGTAAAGTTTTAATTGCATTAAGTTGTTAATTTTTCCTCTAACATCATACACCAAAAATTGTGATCAGCTTCCCAGCTATAATATACACCAGAAAGTTTGGCCATCCCAGACATTTTTTTAATATCAATCATACCAAAATCATGTGTCATACACATGGTTTTGAGTGTTTCACTCTCCCAGTTGATAACTGTTAGATGATTCAAATCACGTTCCTCATATTTAAACCACAGATCGTCATTTTCTAGTGTAAACATTGGCCACTTTTTTTCAATTTCATAACTCGTCTCTAACAATTTACCAAATGAAATTGCATCATCCTCTCGTCTAAATGCTAAAACTGCAGTCCTTTCATTTCGCTGGACGGTAAAAATATCTTTATAAGTTGAATGAATAGTATATAATTTACCACCACCTCCTCCATATCTTGGCATCTTTTTAATCACACTTGGTGGTCTTATGAGTGTGCTAGACATTTATATTTTTATATATTGGTTATTTTTTTAAATGAAAATTCCGAGTATAATTCAGATATTGTACCGGTGAAATGTGGTATAATAGGATACCACTTTTCAAGTATAAATCCCCTCTTTTCAAACTCGGTAATAATTACATCCTTGTATGCGATAGGTTCTGATACCGGTCCATTTTTATAGTATAGAGTATCACCTATATACACGTTCAATAATTCACCAAATTCACCGAATCCAGTTGTATCATCTCGTTCTATATACACATTGTCGCCATAATCAAGTCTCAAGGGAGAGTTTAAAATATATGTTGAATCTGGTATAATACCAACTACCAATGTACCAATTTTACTTACTCGGTATATTGAATCCATTGTCTTTGTGAATAATTCACGTGAAGCACATGTATATTGGAATGAAAAATTGTAACAAATAATATCAAATCCCGATTCTTTACACGAGTTTACATCCCCAGTGAAAAAGTTTACTTGTAAACCCTTTGATCGTCTACGAGCTTCAGCGAGCGATTTCTTATCAGGGTCACATGCCCATAAGTTTACACGTGGAACCCATTTGAATAAATCGCCACCGTTGCCACACCCAACATCTAAAACTTTAGCACCATCAAAAGATACATCTTCAATCAATTGTCTTTTGATGGTGTTGTGTAATTTCCTCATGCGTTATATCAACTTAAAGTTTATAATTTTTAAATAGTAAATGGCAGATTCCGATCGTATCCTTGAGCAAGATTTCACCACAGTTCCGGGACAGATGTTTGCACTCATTTCATTTATTGGACCAGACCAGCCACAGAAGGGTGAGAAGCTTGGAATGAAGCTTCGTGGAGTTTTCAACAGCAAGGATGAGGCTGGTGCACACGCAAAGCGTCTCCAGAAGGATGACGGCACATTTGATATTTATGTCGTTGACATGTACAAATGGCTGCTGATTCCACCAGACCGCGATCAGATTTCAGATGTCCATTACCAGGAGGAGAAGCTGGAGGAGATTATGGTCAAATATCGTGAGAATCAGCGAGATGCCGCTTCTATGTTTGAGAAGCGTAAGCGTGACATGACTGAAAAGACTTCTTATATTGATCCATCAGATGAGAATTCCAAATATTATAACAAGCCCGACGAGCCACCAATCTCTCACCCAGCTGATGTTGTTGAGAAACTTCGCGCTGAATTCCCCGATAAGCCACTTGATGAGCTTGTGAAACAGGCGAATGAGATTATTGAGGGTGAGATGGCGGAACGTAAAAAGGCACGTGAGGCAACTGCCGCTGCAGAGGAGGCTGCAGCGGCAGCGGCTGGTACAGCAACTACAGCTTAAAATGTATGTAAAACAATAGATGAATGCGTTACTTGTGTTTATGGTTATACTTTTAGTGACAACTGTTTGGATATATTATACGTACAAAGCACCACAATCCAGAATTACAATTGAACAAGAGGATGAGACGGTGTCTCCATCAGAGATTATGGATGTTTTGATACAGAGAAGAGGCTTTGAAAGTATACGCATGACTGAACCATTTTTAAAATTAAAAAACGGCTCAACTGGTACTTTTATGCCATATGAATCAGGCCTTTAGAATAACTGGGCGACGAAGGTTACCAATTAAAAATCCAATAAAAAATATAGCAAAAAACATTATGAGAGTTTGTTTATCAAATTCACCAAATATATTTGGCTTTTCTGGGCCATTATGGTAAAAATTCGTATTTTGAGGATGATAATACCGTGTATTATCCTCAAATTCCGACTCTTCTTCGATAATTGGTGCATGGTTTCCGCGTGTTTCCAGAGGCTGTTCAAGTTGGTCACCTGGAATATGTTGAGGCAATCCATTATAAGGGTGACTACCGAGTGTTTTCGTTTCTTCTGGTATTATACGATTATTCATCAGAGTCGGAGTCGGTGGAGCTGACAACGGAGTCATCGTCACATCCATTATCGTTATCATCATTGTCCTTTTTAATTTCATCGTTTTCCTGCACTACAAAGTCTGCTATACTGTCATCTGAATCAGTCTCCTCCTCAATATCTTCCTGATCGTATGAAATTTCAGATGAAATGTCAGAATCCCAATGAGAATCAACATCAGAATCTGAAAAATCGTCATTCACGTCTTCAACTGGCTCATACCGTTCCGGTGATTTGACAACACGTCCTGATCGCGTGGTATACATATTATCCTTTTTAGTATTCAATCTTTTAAATAACGAGGTTTTATACTAAATCCATACGCCTGGTGTTGCTTTACGAGTTCCTTTTCAATATTCTCACCTACACTGTCATCAATACCATCCATGGCCATGTAAAAGTATTGCTTTGCGATTTGTGGTCTTGTATACATTTCTTTATAACAATTATCTATAAGATTTACAAATTCTGGGCCAACCATATCAAATGGTGCCTGTGGCTGATCAGGCATTACGAGTATTGCTATACATAGCAACATAATCAACAAGATGTACATTTATCTAGTATATCACAAGGTATTTTGTGCATCAATCCCTTGTATTGTTTACACGCATCATCGAAACATTTCTGGTACATTATTCGTCTCACTGTATCAATCACAAAGTACACGTGATTTGATTTATGAACAGACATTTTATGCATACAAAATCTAGAAGCAGTCTGTACATATAATATTTCAGGTGCTGTTGGATCTTTTATTATACGTGATACATTGATATTATCTGGACTAGCACTTAAAAATCCCTTGTACCGAAGTTCATCCTTGACACATGTGTACACAAAGAGTTCAATGTCCGTACTATCATTCATTTCGTCCTTATTTTTTGATGTTGAATCACCGATACGGATTGAAAACATTTTCAGAGCAATAACATTTGGTGTTTGCTCCAATATAAGCTTATCTGTAGACGCATTATAAAATGGTCTATACGGCTCTTCATCTCCATTTTTACCCTTTTTATACGACCATATCATACGCAAACCAGACCCCTTGTATACCGAATCATCTATATGCTTTGACACATCTTCACCAATTATTTTTTTAACTTCATTCATATGTTGAATAGCCTTTTGCTTATCAACCGCCATCTCTGGCCATACAATGTGAATTCCTGATTTAACCAATCCATCCTTTGGTTTTGGAGGGGCTATCGCTACGAGGCACTTACCCGGTATCACCTGATGAATATCCTTGACAATTTTTATAATGTCATCAGGTGATAATCTAGAGTCGGCTACATAATCTATATCCATGAAAAATTTAAAAATTGGAGTTTTAAGTTCAATCACGTATAATTTGGTATTTGAAGACGATACTTGATTTGCATACGCCTTCATAAATTCACCAGACTCTGAAGAAGGGACGTATAAAGTACCACCATCCATGAGTGTATGTGAAACTCCGCATGATCGTTTTCTACACCATCTCTTCATTGTATATTACTAATGTTTATTTTCTAAATCACTCTGCCCTAAACGTACCGTACAAATGTGATCTAAAACTCTTGTCGGGCATGAGAGCTTCTTCATCCACCGCCTTGTGTTTATCTATTTCAACCAATAGTCTATGAACTGGCCAATTTTTCCAATCTTCGTTTACGTGACCGGTAATGGCTGTCAATTTTTCAATAATCTCCGGTTTACTTTTAACCATATTACTAGTACACCATATAAAAATTTTTATATTTTGACGAATGTAATGCCGTGTAAAAATCTGGATTACCCATCACCTTGTCCGAAATAAGTTTCCAAACATTACTACGTGTTTTTAATGAATCAAGTGTTGTAAATATGAGATTATCATTCTCGTCATAATTTTTACGAAACGAAACTTGATTCGTATCCATCTTAATTTTTTCTTCGTCAAATTTACGTTCTATATTCACCATATCATTTTCGTCAATATTCACATGGAAAAGGTATACGTGATATATACTCTCCTCAGTTGGGTCAAAGTGCATACTAAATTTAAAATAGTTGTATGTACCCTTTTTCAAGTTTATTATTCCACGAGTCTCTTCTTCTAATTCACGTAATGCACAACGTATAGGATTAAAAACTTCACGTTTGCGACACCCACCAGTCACAAATGTCCATTCATGAAATCTACGATCATGAACAACCAGAAATTTGTACTCCCCATTTGCAAACGTAACAGGTATTGCCATTGCTTTGTGTACAGTACTCGTCATAATTCATCACTACTATATGAATATGTTTTTATATTCTTAATTATGCATACAAAATTCCAGCCATACCATTTTGTATACGTAATATATTATATCTTACTGAATATACAATGCCATTACCTGTACCATTTAAAATCAATTCCGAATTATTATCAAAATATACAGATCCACATGAAGAAGATGATGTGTTTAAACAAAATGGTAAGAATAATGATATAGGTTTGTTTGTACTAAATCTACATACTACACTTCCATTATATGGGTACAAGTATATGTACCCATCACCATCGTAAATCATTGTGAGGTATGTCGGATTTGGTAAATTTATAAATTTTGAAAAGTTGTAATTAAATACACCCCCATTTACTGATATATAATATGAATCTGTACCCAAAATTATAGATGTAGAATATTGATCAAACGGTATCCCATTTATATCAGATGATATTCCATAGTTAAATGTCGGATATGGTGTCAAGAGTCTCGTTGATAAATCATAGCGTATAACATCATTTACTTGGGATGAATACCATAATACAGCCGCCCCAATTAGATTACTGGAATCATGTGCTACTGATAATGGAACTATTATTGTTGTACCTGCCGTTGTAAAATCCGACGTTGAATATATTACACCAGTCGTGATGTTATATTCGGACAATTCATATGAACCAACGAGTATTAAACGATCACTATAACTGTGTATTAAATTCACCGGATGTCTTATCAAACTTGTAACTATAGTTTGTGAACCAGTTGAATCTATTTTCATAATTTTACCACTCGAATAACCGGCTGCATAAATAACATCACCGACAACTATACTTGTAGTGACATCTTCAATCAGACTTGATAATCTGTGAAATGCCGTTGGTGAATTGTATATTTTATCAACACCTTGTTTAAAAATACCTTTACCATTTGATGAAAAAATATAAATGTAAGAACCTAAACGTTGACACGTCTTTGGTTGAAAGTCAATTGGAAAAAAATCATAATACGATTCCGAAATCTTGTATGGAGAATATGTGTTTGTATGTTTATACAAATATACATCAGCTTCTGGTACAAAATCATTTTTTATACCATTATGAATAATTTGGTTCGGTTGATACACATCTCTAGAAGCTATATATTTCACAGCCCCATGTAAGGATAATGGTTTACCATCAATAAGATTTAGTTTATACACTTGGTGTATAATCATATCAGTAACATCTGGAAGTTGTTCATTTTCACTTAGATTTGCAAATGTTACATTACATTTGATATTCGGATCGGCTAATGTAACCCAGTTTATAACAAGTTCTATTTCGTGAAACCTTATATTTTTTACCGGTAACATGTACACTGGTATCGGTAAAAAGTTGAAACCATTTGTATACGTCATTCGTGAATATAAAGTCTCTGTAAGTTTTGGTGATAAAAATGCAAGGTATTCAATATCCCATTCACAAATTTTTTGGCCACCAATGTAATATTCTATTGATTTTATTACGCTTTTCCAATCATACGCTTTTACAGGTTCGTCTGATATAAGGTGTACATATAGAATTACATCACCTGTTTTTAATATTTTAAAACTCCTATTCCCTTGAAAAATATACTCTTGTGTCATGATTGAAAATGGAGTGTGACGTTTATACACACTGATAAACCCGTTGTCACACATCTAATAATACACGACTTTTAATTTGCATATAATAATCCCGCCATGCCATTTGATATGCGCAGTACGTTATAATTGACACCGTACATAAACTTGGTTGGAGCGTTATCGTATATTCCATTGGCAAGAGTTGTTCCATTGTTTGTAATCAGTCTGAATGTATCTATGCGACTGAAATTTAATGTACCGGTTGGCTGGAGTTTAGACGTATCAAGGCAAAATGGTATGAGGGCGGTGGTTGGGTATCCGTCACCAGATAAGGTGCTGAATGCATACTGGGTGTGGTAATAAGCAGACACCTGTGAATACTGAATCAGGGCCTTGTCAACGCTCATATCAACACCATTAATCTGAAGGCGGAGAGTCTGATTTGCAGCGGTATATGCTTTGCATGGGAATGCAATAAACTTTACTGGGTGGTTGAACACGGGCTCCTGCATATAATTACCAGCAAAAAGTACACGTTGAACCTGGTACATAATCATATCATGAGATTTAGTCGCAAAAAACTCACGTTCCTCCTTGTCCAGATATATGAAATTTGCCCATGCTCGTATAGAGCCGGTGGGTGCCGCCTTCCATGTTATACGAATTTCAACCTCATGGAATTGGAGAGCCACGAGTGGAAGGGCAGACTGGAAATCTTTACAAAAGAAGAATTGGAGTGGGAAGAAGGTGGTTGATCCAGTGGGGTTGAATCTAGTGGAATATGTGCTGGACATGTAAAGAGGTGAAATTGTATTGGAAAAGTAAACATCCTGGGTGTCTATAATCTGTCCACCTATTAAAAGGTCTACGCGATCAATCAGAGAACCCCAATCAGTGGCTTGGGTAATGTTGGTTGCATCACGTCTGGTGAGGTATACATAGCTCAGTAAATCACCCTTGCGTTCAAACTTTATGGTGCTGATTGTACCGGCTGATGGTGTTCCCTGTATTATCTGCTCAGACACATTCATAGCAAAGTGGGTGTGACGCTTATACGCCGAACGGAAAAAAGAAATTTCTGGGTTTCCGGTGAGATTGACATCTTGGATACCAGTCGCAACCAGTTGAACAATACCACCAGACATTTATTATCAACGAGTATTTTTTTTAGGCATTGGTAGCGAGAGAATGATTGTATGGATTTCCAGCCATTTGCTTTGCAACTAGGTTCAAGTCATCGGCCCAGAAATTTCCATTAGACTTGAATGCATTCACACGCTGCATTCCATCACGTTTATATCCCTGTGACACAAGAGTTCCACCAGTATTTGGACGTGTATAATTTTTATCAATGCGAACTGATGTCACTGCTCCACCAGCACCAAGTGGTCCAGCCCTCACATTCATCATACCAGGATTTCCTATACGATCCTTCTTTGAACGATTATCTCTCCTATCTAAAGACTGATTTCCAGTGATGATATGTGCATTATTTGTAATATACCGAGGTCCTGGTAGAACATCGTCATGAATTCTATTTATAGACTGTTCTTTGAGTGTTGGGAAGTCTGTTCTTACATTATGGGGTCTTCTTTCGGCTGCAGTCACATATGCAATACCTTTACCTGGTTCTCTGTAAAAATCTTTATTCGGACGATTCTTTTCAACAATTGTAGTTCTAGTCTCCTGTGTAGGTATAAGAGATGCGGCTGGTGCCTGTGGCCTTGATGCAAGAGTCGTCTTTTTATAATCGTTTACATTTGTTGGAAGAGCCCGAGTGAGCTGTTGATACCCACCATACGCTGGTGTATTTGGTCCAACACCTATACCAGGACCAACACGTTGCCATGGATTTGGGTTGAGATTATTCATGCGATTTGAAACAATTTCACGCGATGACAAGTTGTATACTGGCTGACCGTATACTTGTTTTGTTGAATACATTGAAACATCTCGGAAAGAAGGAACCTCTTTTTTATCATTACTGGATATAACCCTGAATCTGGGATCTTCATCTTTGAATGTTGGTACATCACCTTTTGCATTAGGTACCTTTGATTCTATAGGTGGTGGTTCTACATAGTTTTCAACCGAGTCTGAAGACATTCTTTGACCTATGAACGCAAGACCTAAAACTGCAGCCATTGCCATAGGATCCATCTAATACTACACAACATAATTTACAAAAATAAACAACATTTTTGTAAATTGTGTTTTTATTTTTGTGTTTGTTTATACTGTCTTCTACTTGTTGAAATATCTCTGCTTCAGTAAAATATTCTGTACATCAGATCTGGTGCTGCGTGAATCACCAGTGAATACAAATAAAGGAGCATTTATGTGTAAATTTGGAAAATCGTATGGGTTTTCGGCCCACTGTTTCTTGAAAAATAAAGTATCGCGTGGACGAAGAATATCGTCATTCATAACCATGCTCTCAATATCCACCTTATTCTTGGGATACGCCATGGTTGATGCGAAAGTACTCATCGTAGGCATTTATTATGTACTAATATTTTTATCTATACCTATTCTCACCGGTTCTTCTTAATCCCATTTGACCATTAAAATCTCGGGTGTTGTTTTCTAAATTGCACACCCCGCCTGATTTACAATTCATAGAATCTTTTCCACCGTATGCAAAATTAAGAAAAGAATCCTGGTCGTTTGGAATTGTTGTACTGGGCATGGTGTAAAATTGACGTTCTGCCCATCGCTGATTGGTTGGGAAAATGGTATTCATTTGTGTGTCAACTAATTTGGGATCATACCTAGTTTCAGATCTCTGAGGATTTTCCGTATACTCGTTCATAAGTATATTTCCCATTGGATTATCCCTATTTATATGACTCGTGGTTGGTGTTCCATTTGATGGTTTAATTTTTATATACGCAAACATAGCTACGAGCATCAAAACTGCGAGTAATATAATACGCGAATCACGACGGATTGCAAATGCAAGAATCGAACTGTATATTATAAAACGGCTTGTAGAATTTATACGCTCATCAAATGATTGGTGAGAAGATGGCCAAAATTTTAATAATTTATCTTTCGCGATAAGCTCGGTTGGATCATTGAACCAAAGCATCTTACTTATTGATGGTATTTTTTCCCAGCAAAGACTCCATCAAATTATTATTCGGACCTAGAAGTTGAGACAACCCGTCTGGGTCATCGGTAAGCTTCTTTGCCATTGCCTCAATAGCAGTAAGAGTCTCCTCTGGGAGCATAGAGATTGTACTACCGATGATATACAGTGTCTGAAGATACTGCCAAATTGCATCCTTTGTAGTGCTTGACAACTCAGGTGTCCAGTGAGTCTTGACGTTGAGATCAGTGAGAAACTGAATCTCGGATGAATCCTCCAAGATGAGAGTCTCATCCTTTGCCATTAACTTTGATGAATATGGACCAATAGAATTCATGTACAACTTTACAACTTTACGTGGCTGGAGTGATCCAATTGTTGTAAGCTTGGTCTTGTATTTCTTAAAAGCTGGCTCATCAGGGAATGTATTTATGAGCTCGTCACAAAACTGCTCAAGCATAGTAATGAATGAACCAACAGTCGCCATTTTATTTTAAAATGGTGTCGTCTTTAATAAGATTGGCTCAGACTGAGCCTGACCCATCTGAACTATAAAATACACCAACACACCAATAAGAAATGCTGGTTTTATAAACACATGATTTGGTAATTTACCCTTGTTACTCATACGATTGGTCAATTGGATGTACACAATAGTCACACCAGCTGCAAATAATGCAGCTGGAATTGGCTGTCTCAAATAGTCTGCAAATGACATATTATTATACCGGTATACTTTTTTTCTCACATCTTTACACCCTTGTTTGCCAGTTGTTTTTCAACGTTACGTAAATTTGATACAAGTTGACGATGCTTCTGTAGAAGTCGTATCATATTCTGGTTCGCCATGCGTTTCATCTGGTTTTTATTATACTGATTCTTGTGCCATATTTTATATATGCGTGTCCAATCAAGTTTCACCTTATTTTTATCGTGCTCTCCTCGGTACCTCCTTCTATACACCTGGACAGTTGGTTCAAAATTATGAGTCCTTACATATGAAGGTTTCCATCTAGAATCATTGCTTCTAAGATGGTTTAAAATAGCCTCATTGCTGGGTGGTAAATACATCTAATATTAGACTACATTTTAACGCACATGTCGTGTCAATGGTGCATCATCAAAGAGTGGTGGGCCATCTGTATGGGACAATTGTTGTGGCTGTTGACCAACTGGAATGTCCCTCACAGGCTCTGCTACTGGAACACCAACATCTGGTGGACCAACTGGTGGTTCCATACCTGGTGGAGGTTGTTCCAATGACTCTTCGCTAATAGGTATTTCCTTTTCATCCTCAGCCATTTCATCTTGTTGTTGAGTGACTTCATCATCACCAATTGAAAACTCTGTTGAATCTGGGTTGAGATAGGTTCGAAGTATAGTCTTGACTGGGGTTCTCATGAGGAAATTGATTGTGTTTATAACACTATTGCGACAAATTTCATCAATCTTTTGCTCGCGAACCATTTCGTCAACCTCCCTGAATATATTCATATGTTTGGGCTTTACAAACTCCTTGGCTGCTGTATTAATACATGCATGAATAAAACTATCATTTGTTGGTAGACGAACGTCAATCTTTTTGGGTGACTCACCTTTGGTTTTTCTAGTCTGTACACATGACAAAATCCGTATATAGCAAACAAACACGGCTGCCAATAAATCTGTAAAAAATTCACATTCTTTTGTATACTCTGCTGTATGAACCTGTATGATTGAATTATTCCAATTCTGAACCTCATCTAATAAAACTTTAAAAGTCTTTTGTACATTGTCACGGTGACCCTTGGCTCTCTCAATAGACTCTTTATACATTGTAATAAAAGTCTGAGCCATGATTGGGGTCATGCAATCGCTCAACATGGAAACGTAGTGATTTCTAGCTTCGACGGAAACATCCATTTATTATACACGATCATGTTTTTTACGGTAATTATCAGCAGTTTTTCGTAAATTCATCAAAATTGGTAAAACCTCCTCCTCCTGATTTGGTTTATTTTTGATCCATGTGACGTATATATCAAAATCACCATACTTGACAACTGAATAGCCAAGGAGTTCTAATTGTCGTATAAGGTACATGGTGGCCGCTGAACGGTCAAACGATGGATAACCATATACGAAACTTGGGACACTTAGAAATGCTTGAGTCTGACTCGCCTCGGCTGTAAGTTTAATTTTTTTTGAAAATTGACTTAGAATTTCCTTGTATAATGCCTTTTTTACATCTATTCTTCTACACTCTAGTTTTGATAAATCTTTTACTGATAGCATTAATAATTAGTGTGGTTTTAATCTGATCGTAAATACTCAAATTTGCGGCGCTCCTGTGTATACAATCCATTGTCGTATTTAACAGCTCCACCACTCTTGGAATAATCGTACAGTTCACCTGCATATGTATCCATATTCAAAAATAAAAACCGACTGTTTCCACTTGGTTCTATGTATACTGTTTCTATGGGATACAACTCTGGGCGAGATGTTCTGATTGATGACATGACTGTATCAACAGTCTGTTCATCCGTCATATTTTCAACGCGTCTGGTTGTGTTCAAGTACATTATGACTAGTATAAAAAATGCAATCAGTACCAACAGCATTCTAGTATATCCATCTATTTTATTTGCGTTCGTCTCGTATAACAATTTTACGGTATAATAGTAAAATGGTTTTACTCGTGTATTCACAAAATTGTGTGTACAGTGCAAAAATTATAGAGTTTATACGATCACAGCAAGTCCTTCTGAATATTGTTAGGTTCCATAACATAAACACGAATGGTGTTCCGAATGGTTTGACACGGGTACCAGCAATTGTAACCAAAGAGGGTGCAACTATAATTGGTGGTGATGTCAAGACATACCTGGAAAGTCTGTTACCATCAACAATAGACAGTACAAACATAATAGGTGGTAAATTGGGTGCATATTCAATAGACGGATCGTCAGCTGATGGTGGTATATTTAGTCTTGATTCATTTGGTAAAACTTTATCACCACCAATGACAAAAGAATTAGAAGAAAAGATAGGTCGTAATGTCCAAGATGCATACCAAACTATTAATAATACGAAATCATAGTTAAAAAATACTTTTGTTTATATAGCAATGTATCTCAAAACTATTCAAGCAAACGCACTCAAGGTGGTTTTTGAAGTTTTAAAGGATATTATAACTGATGTCAATTTTGTATTTGCACCAGATGGAATTTCATTATGCACACTTGACACTGCCCATGTGACATTTCTGACCATGTATCTACACCATGATAATTTTGAAAAGTATGAGTGTAAAACAAGAACTCTTGCGGGTCTGAATATGCTCAACACTTTTAAAATTCTCAAGGCGATTTCTGGAACAGATACACTTACAATGGCAATCGGTCATTCTGGCGAAACTATTGAGATGGAGGTTGAGAATGAGGTTAAGAAAACCATTACCAAATTCAAGCTCAAACTATTGGATATAAATGATGATATCTATGACAAACCGAACATTGTCATGGATTGTACAACAATCATATCATCTGTACTTTTCCAACGTATTATTCGTGACATGACAAACTTGGCTGATAATGTACAGATTACTCGCCATGGTAGTAAACTCTCATTCAAATGTGATGGTGATTTTGTACAACAAGAAACTGATATTGATTGCACAGAAACTATAGACTATACAATAAGTGAAACTTTTTCACTCAAGTATATAAACATGTTCATCAAGGCGACTGGTATATGCTCAAACATAGAGATTAATCAGTCACGGAATGGTCCAATTTCATTCAAATATTCAATCGCAAATCTTGGGTATATTACATTTTTTCTAGCCCCTACAACGAATGATGTTTAAAGATTTCAAATTTGTATACAATAAATATGGATATGTTATTCAACAACCATATAAATTCTTTAAATAACGACAATGACAAGTATTTATACATGCTGAGTCAATTTGAAATTTTACAAGAATACGCAAAAGATACAGTTGAGCAGCGTGTAAATGTACAATCTGTTTTTGACGTCAAGTGTACAACAAAATCAAAGCGTGGTGATTTATTCAAAGTGTTTACCCAAAAGACTGAAAATGTAAATCATACACACTATGTTATAAGGTGTGAATCGTGTCAGAGTGATAATGTAATGTGTTATACAAACACTGGTTTTGACATATGCCCAGATTGTGGTGTAATGATTGTTTCACCCGCATATGAATTGGATTATAACGAAGAAAAGGATATGGATAAGAATATAAACTATTCGTATAAAAAAGAAAATCACTTTAACGAATGGGTAAATCAGTTTCAGGCGAAAGAGCTCACATACCTTCCACCAAAACTTATAGATGATTTAAAAATTGACTTGAAAAAACAAAAGATTACAAAAAAGTCTGATATTACACACAAGAAAATTAAAGAGATTTTGAAAAAACTCGGGTACAATAAATACTATGAACATATACCGTATATAACAACTATATTAAATGGGGTATCTCCACCAATCATGTCAAAGGAGTTGGAGGATAAACTTCGAAACATGTTTCACATGGTGCAAAAACCATTTGACAAGTTTTGTCCCGGAAACAGGGCTAATTTTTTAAGTTACTCATATGTCCTCTATAAATTTTGTGAATTGTTGAGTGCAGATGAATACCTAAACTTTTTCCCACTTTTAAAATCACGTGAAAAATTGGTTGAGCATGATAAAATATGGAAACTTATATGTAATGAACTTAGATGGGAGTTTATACCAACCATATAATAAAGAACTAAAGTCTTGTAACCACAATGGATAATTCCGGTGAACTGGCTTTAGGATCTATAGACTATGCTATATACGAAGTTGAGAAGATTCGTATAAAGTGTAATCAATACGTGATAAATGATTGTTTGTATCATCTCAAACGGGCCAAGGAGGCATTACAGGAAGGCTTGGACAATCCGTTTGATTGGGTAAAATTCTTTACATGGTTTAAAGCTTTTGCCGGTACTATGAACAATAATGATACAGGCAAACTTTCGGCAATATAAAGTGAACCTTTTCGAAGATGATCAATATATTACTCCATGTGTATTGCAAACACAACAGTGGGACTCTTGGATGGAAAAGTATATAATTGAAGCAACTATGAAAAATCCATCAGGAGTTATTGTAGACGTTGGTGGACATATTGGTCTAAATGCACTCATGTTTTCAGATTACGCACCCGTATATACTTATGAACCAATGTTTTTTGATACATTGTATACGAATATTACCAAAAATGCAAAACCAAAGTTTCCAATTTATACATATGACGTGGGATTATCACACACAAAATGTACCAGAGATATATACGTACCATCAAAGGGAAATACCAATACTATAAATTATGGAAATTGTTCACTCACCAAACCAGATGTATACAGTGAATGTAAAACTATACAACTAGTTACCCTTGATTCGTGTAACATAAAAGAGCCCGTGTTTATAAAAATTGACGTTGAGGGTCACGAGTACGAAGTCATAAAGGGCGCCGAGAATACTATACGAACATATAAACCAACTTTATGCGTTGAACTATGGGATGTACATACTTCACAGGTTCCACAGTTACTTGTTGATATGTTTGGGTATTCGGAGATTATAAAAGAGTGTGATGCGAACTACATCTTCAAATAAAATAAGGTAAAATTATAGTATGCTTAATTCAAGTGTGTATATCAAACCACCAAGTTATCCCAATACATTTTATCTTTTGACTGATGGGACTGGTAACGTAAAATCAATGTACCAGAATGCAAACGTTTGTTCAGTCGCAAACCCATTCCCGGATGCTAATGTATTTGCGAATTATGGTACAATGTCATATGCATCAAATTTGAATACGCTTATAGTAACTACGTGTATGCCAAAAATATCAGTGAATGTTTACAATATGACAATCCAATCGTGGGTATATATTGGTAATAACGATATTGCAACTAGACCATATGATTATTTACGAATATCATTGGATGGAAATACATTTGCTATATCAAATATCAATACTGGTTACCAAGTGAGTTATAATTTCGGTACATCATCTGGTTCCAGTTCTATAAGTTATTCTTCGATACTATTTAATAAATGGAACCATGTGGCGTTTGTTTCAAATACATCACCAACTGGACTAACAACTTTTAATACATTTATAAATAAGACACCACTTATTCAACCACCGTTGACAATAGCACGACAACCAACATCTGGACTTGTACCTAAACATACTCTAATTATCCAATCAAATGCAAATATGAGTTATACATATATAACCGATTTGTGTATATCAGTTGGTAATTTATACCCAACAAATATAACAATTGGAACTATAGTAAGGGATACATTACCAACCCAAAATAATTATGCGTTTTTCTTACAAACAACCGTAACTTCGAATAATTTTGGGAAAAGTATATACTCGTCGGATACAAAAACTTATACTTCTCGCACATCTATAAATCCGTATAACTATAATTATAATGGAACTCCAACTACAAATGAAGTTATTGTTTGGACTGGGTGGCTACAGGCGTATGATAATAATATAACTGGTAATTTAATTACATCTACACAGTTAGTAAGTAATATATCAATTGCGGTTGGGCAACTTGATGGTACATCACCCCAAGTTTTAGCGATTGGTGGTGGATCTACCAGTATAAAGTTTAATTATTTTTACAATAGTAATGTTGCCGTACCTATTATAATCAGGTATGAGGGTACAGGTAATATGGCTGATTTAAAAATATATGGTAATTCCATAAGTTATGTTGATTTATTAGATGTGGAGTTGCCACAATACTTTGATATTGTAGACTCATCGGGGAGTTTGGTATTGGGACCAGTTGCGGCAAGTAATAGTGTACCTGTTCCTGGTGTAATTGATGTTGATCCTAACCTCAAATCAAACCGAACTGCGAATTTATTCGCCGTAAAATTAAACAATTTCGATGGATCTGCGCCACAATCTAATATTTTCTTCACAAAAACACCTGATTGTAACGTATACACTATAGAAAATTTCGCAGGTGGTGGTCCATTTAGAATAGTTCCAGTTTGCGAAACTCGTAATCAATATTTACCTGCAAATATTATACCTTATATACCAAATACAAACTTTGATATATCTTCTGTACCAACAACTCCCACCAATGGTCTAACAACTAGTCCAAACCCAGGTATTATACAAAATTGGTTTATATATGCATCTGTATCACCTGGGTTTACAATAGCATCTAAAATAGCATCTAACCCCCCATCATTTGTACAGTCTAATTATATAACATTAGCTAGTACTGTTGACGGTTCTGCAAATTGTGTATCAAATATTTATAATTTGGTACCAAATCAACCGTATATATTCAGGTGTAATGCATACTCTACAGTAGCATCAAACCCTACTTTCTATAGTAATATAGGTGGAACTGGTCGTAGGACTTATAGTACTCCATCAACTGTTGGTCCTTTTATTATAGAACATTGGTTCACACCACTTGATTATAAACAATCTTTAGAGTTGGCCGTATATTCACCAACGGCAATAACGTTTTCGGCTATACTTGATAATTGTACAGTTGTAAAAAATAATCTAATACAAGGATTACCAACATCATTCTCTGGTAGTACTTCAGCAACAGATGGGTCTTACACTGTTGCATCTTTTACAACATCTGGAACAAATGTAGGTTCATTTACAGTAAACGCTGGTCAATATATATTATGTGATATACTC